ATATAAAAGAGTTAAAATTAATAAAAGATGGCAACAGGAATTTACGGAACAGTTAGACCCGCAGACATGTCACCAAGTGACGTGGAGATAACTGTGTTTTACGCACCAAATAGGCAGAGTCAAAATACTAATGTTTTTAAACTAGATTCTGGTAATTTAATACCTATTAATAACCCAAATAACCTCTCAAATACATTTGAGATATTTGGTGGTTTATACACACTTAGATTACCTGTAACTGAATTTGGTGATAAAGGGATATACACTATAGTATTTAAACCTGTTGAAATAAGAACTAGAATTTCAGATTGTGGTGTACTATCAGCATTTCCAGATGTTAAGGGTATTGTTTTTGATACAACAGATATTAATTTAGCACCATTCCTAGATAAATTCCAAAACAATAATCTTATTGGTTATAGGGTTGAGTATATTACAACAAACACAACTACTGAAGATAGAAAAATTAAAAATACTTTTAGAATAATTACTTCAAATAATAAATCAGAACCTGTTAATCAGAACTTATCAGATACAAGTCAAAAAGCTATTAGATATAGGTTTGAGGATTCGTCTAATTTAGTGTTTTGTACAGTTTCACCGTCTTCACCTACGAATGTTAAACCAAATGTATTACCATTCATTGGCACACCAAATCAGGATGTAATAATAACGAATACATTTTTTACACCATTTGTTTTAGAGGTTGAAATGGTTGATTACGATGTTGAGTCATTAGCTATTGGATTATTTGGTAATCAGACTAAGAGTCTTGAAGATGGTATTTATACTGTCTACAACTTTAATAATGATATTTATAAACAATTTAACCTATTTGAAATTAAGGATAGGTTTGACGGTAAACCATTATTTGAGGTTAAAGAAAATAGATTTAATAACATTGATTTCACTAAGGGATTTGATGATATAGCAAACGTATAATTGTATGCCTAATAATAATGATAGAATAAAAGTAGTTGGTTACGCTCAAAGAGTTTTTTACGATAACGGAATTGAGTATAGAAACTTTAGTGATGATTTAGTTGGTAATCAGTTAACAAGTGATGCTGACGGAACTGACTCAACATTTACGTTTGGTAATTTTGTAACTACAGTAAATACTGAAGGTAGAATAAGTAGATTATTTAGTATGAAGAAATTTACTAAATTTTATACATTACAAACCTTAGACCTAACTAGCGATTCATCAAATACATTATTAAATAATAACATTAAAACTACTCTTAACCTAGACGGTTCTGAATTATGTAGTTTTGCTTATTTTGGTTCAGCAACTGAATACATAAGGGTTAGTTTAGAGAATATAATAACTAATTGGCCAGCATCATTATATTTAAACCCATTAAGAGATAGTGGTTTTCAAACGGTAGTTGGTAATACTTTTGACAATTATTCTTATGATGTTATAACAGACACTTCTACATTTAGAGTTGATGTTAATTTTATAATTAATAATTTTAATATAAATTATAAGCAAAACGGTACAACCCTTAACACATTTAACCAAGATAATATGTTAAGAAATTTATCGGTTAGTTATGATAGTTACTCTGTTTTAACTAATGATAAAGAGTATAGCGTTATAGAGTTTACAGGTTCAACTAGTAATACAGATGACTTTATCCATTTTAGAGTTATAGGTGACCCATTTAGTGGTTCTACTAGTGGACAAATAGAATATCATATAAAACCAAATGAATTAACAGAGGAAAAATATTTTAATTCATTAAGTGAGTTTGAGAACAACCTATTAAACAGGTTTACATCACCAAAATACAGTTCAACGTATAAATACAAAATTGAAACGGATGGTGGTGATATAATTAGTACTAGTAAGAAACTTACTTGGCCAGTAACAGATGGTTATAATATTGATTTTAACACTACTGAGTACATAAATTATGTTTCAGATTTATTAGAGGTAACAAACGCTAAGGATTCTACATGTTCAGATTTAATAATTAGATTCTTAACGTCTGATTCTATAACTGACTTCGATACAGCACCAACATGTGATGGTGGTACTATCGATAGCGAAGGTGAAAAAGTAAATAAAACTCTAAGAATATATGGTAGAGAGTTTGATGAAATTAAAAAATACATTGATGGTATTAAATTCGCTAATATTGTAACATACGATAAGAAAAATAATATGCCAGACCAACTGGTTAAGTATTTAGCTAGAATACTTGGTTGGGAATTAACATCTTCTTTAGTTGGTAATGATTTAATAACTAACTACTTGAAGGTTGGTACAGCAACATATCCAGGTTATAGTAGGGGATATACACCACAAGAGGCTGAAGTTGAATTATGGAGAAGACTTGTATTAAATTCAGCTCATATATGGAAAACTAAGGGTACTAGAAACCCTATTGAGTTCTTTTTTAAATTAATTGGTACGCCAGATGGTCTAATTAACTTCAATGAGTATATATACAGGGTTAAAGAACCTATTGATATGGATTTATTCTATAAGGTATTAGAATATAATGATTTAGATACTGATTTAGAAAATTATAATGTTGATAGTGAAGGTTATCCTAAGTTTTTTAGAGATACACCAGATATGTACTTCCAAAAAGGTGGTGGATGGTATAGAGAAACAGCTGGTTCAGCTGCAACTCAATACACATTAGTAGGTAATAACCCTCATGTTGGTCCATATGATAGCGGTAAGGAATATATCGCTCAGTTAGATAATATAATACCTAATTTTTCGGCATTTACACTTACATCAACAACAGTTACTACTGGAACAACAAATTTATTTACAAATTACAATAGTGGTTTAATGAATCAATATAGTGGCAACACTTATGTTGACGCTCAGAGCTTTGATGGTGCTGATTTATCAGATGTTGTTTTATTAGAAACTAATATAGATGAAGATTTATGTCCAGAACCTGAATTAACTGATTGTGGGTGTGATGTCCCAGAAGATGATGAATCACTTTTTATTGATGTAACACTTCTTAAGCAAGAAACTACGGAGGTTGTTGATTGTGAAAATGTTAATTTAGACCCAGAAAATAAATATATTACCATAAGAGGTGAAAATTACTTTTACTGGCAACAAACATTTTATAATTTAGGTACGCCATTTTATATTAATACTGAATTTGTAAACCCAGTATGTTGTGATGCGAAAGCTCAGGGGTATTCTTACCTACACACAAATTATGTAACATCATATTTCATAGGGAACGATAACACTCAAATAACTACTCGTAGAATGCCATTAACCGAAGTAAATACAGGTTACATTTGTTGCCAATCACCAGGTATTATAAAAGATATTAGTAAAAGGGGTTGTGGTTGTACACTTTCTTGTAAGTGGGAGTTAGCTGGACCAACAATACAAGACCAATACGAACTTAATGGTTTTTATTACTTAAAATTCATAGACCCAGAAGGTAATAATAGAGTTGTTAATGAAGCTGATTCATGTTTCTGTCCAACAAATACAAACCCAGAAGTTATTTTAGACCCATATACAAATAAAAATGGG